TATATGTTTTATATATGAAACATTTCCTTAGGCACCGAAATTCACGTGTAGTCCCATTTGTCACAGTTTTTTGTCACGTGAGGGCGAGAATTGAGAACCGCTCTTAGTAAGTAATACTGAGCGGTTCGATTCTCACTTTTTGGCTAACTGTAAAAAACACACATACAAATAGTAACAAACGAATATATCGAGTAAACTCGGTATAGCCTACCTCCGATTGAGGCGCCCTACGCAAGCTTCGGGGCCACTCCGGTAGACTACACGGGTCTTGGGCACAAGCAAGCTTGTACCCGCTTATCAATACAATATGATTGTTGTTAGTATATTTTTATTTATTCTAAATTATAAACTACTTCTTCATGTTTAGCAATACAAATTGGTTTAGTAGAAGTAATTAACATAACACCAATATTCTTTTCACATTGATAAGAAGTAGTAATAAGATTAGCAGAACCAGTATTCATGGCTTCTTCTAAAGCAATCATTTGAGACTTGCCAGGAGTATTAAATACTAAACTAGCACCCCTCTTAACAGTTAAAGAACCAAACAATAAATTGTTAAAAAATCCAGTCCAATTAGATGTAATATCTGCTCTTTTCATACTTCCAGGCTCTAAACCAACCTTAGTAGCTTTATAACAATTATTAAAAGTAGACGGAATTGGTGGTTCTTTAAAATCTTCAGGAGGTGTTAAATCTTGTGCTCTATGCAACAAAATTCCACTGCTTCTTAAACGACTAATTCCATAGTTACCACGTTGCTTAGATGATGGACAACCACCTGCAAATTGATAAAAGTAACCTTGCAATGGTTGAGCATCAACTGCTGTATCATCGGCTGATGAACTAGCAGCACCTTTAGTTACGTTTTGAACTACTAAACGACTATGAGAATATACTTTCAAAACTTCATTCTTCATATTCAAACTAGCTTTTAATCTATAATTTGATTGTTCACCAAGAATATTATCATATCGATCTTTCGCATACAAAATGACATCAGAAAGAATTGTAAACGCTGCTGTATCATTCTGAGCCATAATCAAATTAATAAAATCAAAAAAATTAAATCCTTGTCCATTAAAATTAGCAGTAATAATTGTTTCCAAAGTATCAGTATTAACAGTTTCATAATCATAGCTAGTGAGTGCACCAGTTTCAATATTTTCAGTTACTATCTGAAACTTAAACCCAGCACTATCAGCTATATTATCTTTAAAGGGAATTGTTTCCTTAGCTGTAGTTGGATTATAACCTGCTTTCTTAACTAATTTTCTAACTATAGCCAACGCAATAGTCTTAGACATCTGTTCTTGATCATAAGTACTATGCCCTAAATAAACACAATCAGGTGACACGACCTTGCCAAAAGTTTCTTTATTATATACCATTCCATTGGCTTGAAACTTTTGCAAAGGTGTATAAAAACTTCTTGAAGGGTTTTTAAACTTTCGATTACCATAAGTAACAGCACCTTTTGACATTATATTTTTTGGGTTAATTCCTGCTGCTTCCAACAATGGCAACATATTGTCTTCCTCTTCAACATCCATTTCTAAATCTGGAGCCAAATAATCCCATGTTTTGCGTCCAGCAACCATGGCACCACCAGTATTTGCTCCAATAAATCCTAATGTTGATGCAGCAGCAGTACCGGCAACTTGTCTACCAAACTCCTTCCATGTTCTCTTACGTGGAGTACGTTTAGGAGTTACAGGCATTACTGCTCTAGGATTATATCTAGTTCTTTTTGATCTACGAGTATCATACATATCATACTTATAATTTGTAGAATCAGAAGCTTTACGTTTCATTATTTTTATTAAGTAAACTATCTACGAATCAAAGTTCTTCGTCTTCTGATTGGTGCACGCATTTGGACCCTACGACGATATGATACCCGTGGGCGACGAACAACCCTACGAGGTGTGACACGACGGCGACGATAATTAGTAACGGCTCTTCTGACATACATTATATTTTTTTATTAGTCAAACTCTGTCACAATTAACCTACGTGTTAAAGCAGCTAATGTTTCTTCATCAAGCATGGGATACCACATTACAGGAGAAATATTTGAAGTAATCCAAATAGTTTTTGCTTTTAAAGGTCTTGAACTTCCTTTGATCTCCACTCTGACCGGATATCTGTCAAGCCATCGCAATAAATGGGAAATGTCAATACCTCCTCGAAATTCATCGATGACAACATTTTCCTCATCATTGTAACCGTCCCAAAATTTTGTTCTGGGATCCTTACAATAAGCGTCCAAGCCAGCTTCATCCCATGCACGTCGGCTTTTACCAGTTCCTGTTTTTCCCCAAAAGACCAAACATCGTCGTTCCATTCCTCCAGGTTTTGAATAATCGGAGCTAATTGCCCGAATCGTCCGGTAATTAACCACTCGAACGTTCGCCGGGATTCGGGAAAGATCTCCGGACTTGGCGGCGGCCCAAACAGACTCCCATTCGACCTTCTGGTTTCTAGCAAATGGCTTTGCCCCCATCTCGAATTGGGTTCCCATAATCGAAGAGTCTTCTTTCTGGCAATAGGCGGTGGCAGCACTTGATCTTGACAATTCAGCATGACAGGACCCAAAGGTGTTTCTAACTCCGGATAAAGACTGTTTGGATTTGAAAGCGACCATAACTTGCCAATGTAAGAATCCAGTGTTGCTTCCTTTTTCAAGTTGCCCGACAATGTATTGCACATTCGGGGGGGTGTATGGAGTGAATTCATGTTGCGGGATAGTTAAAAGCCAAAAGATTCCTTGTCTACGTGTCATAAATCTTTATAACTATTTATATGTTTTATATATGAAACATTTCCTTAGGCACCGAAATTCACGTGTAGTCCCATTTGTCACAGTTTTTTGTCACGTGAGGGCGAGAATTGAGAACCGCTCTTAGTAAGTAATACTGAG